GAGCCCGTGCTCGTGGTATGGAGAGTGAGACATCTTATGGTCAGCGTTTAATACGTGGTGCGTTGCCTTCATATATCAAGGCTATTGATGACGTAAAAACAAAGTGGCGTGGATTTAAGAACAATGCACGGTGGCAGTTAGACCTCCTAGAGATGCCCTCCGAGAAGATTGGGTTCCTTGTTATCCGTACTGTCTTAGACCAGCTTACACAGAACTCTAAGATGACCGCTATGTGTACCAAGGTAGGCAACGTCATCGACTACCAGCGTCGCTCCGAGCACCTCGTACGTAACAACCCAAAAGGTGAAGGGATTGTTCTAGGGGCTACCCGTAAGAGTGGCTGGCAAGCTACCAAGAACCACATCCGTCTAAGTACCAAGCACGAGGTAGATAAGGGACTCATGGAAGAGCTCCCTTCTTGGACACGTAGAGACATAGCAGCCACAGGACTTAACCTTGTAGAACTCCTTAGAGATGTCACAGGGATTATTGAGTACAGGTTCATTACTGATACAGGCAGACGTAACCCTACAAGGTACGTCACAGCCTCTCCAGGGACTCTCAAGTGGATTGATGAGTTCAACTACCACAAGGAAATCATAAGCCCCTTCTGGCTCCCTACAGTGGATACACCGATGGAGTGGAAGAACGTGTGGGAAGGTGGATACAAGACAGAAGAGACAGACCTACCAAAGCTTCCGTTCATTAAGTCAACCAACATGGACTTCCTCCGAGGCATCGAAGGTAAGATTGAAGAGCCCATGGAGGCTTGTAACCTTATCCAGCAGACACCTTGGAAGATTAACGAGGATGTCCTGAAGACAATGCAGTGGGCTTGGGAGAACTCAGTAAAGGTAGGTGGGCTTCCTAGTCGTGACGATGAGGTGATGCCTGACATCCCTGACGACTTCTACGAAAACAAACTTAGCAACCTCCAGTGGCGCACAATGGCTTCAGGAGTCCACAAGCGTAACATGAGCACCCGCTCAAGACGCCTACTGGTAGCTAAGGTGCTTTACCTAGCAGAGAAGCTTACAGATAGTCGGTTCTTCTATCCGTCACACTGTGACTTCCGAGGTCGTGTATATAACATCCCTGCCTTCCTAGGTATCCAAGGCCCTGATATGTGCCGAGGGTTACTTCGGTTTGCTAGACCTCAACGTATTAAGACAGCAACAGACCGCAAGTGGTTAGCTATTCAAGGTGCTAACACTTGGGGCTACGATAAAGTCACACTCGACCAACGTGCTGAGTGGGCTGAGAACTTTTCCAAGGACGCTATCCGTATCGCAGCAAACCCTACCAAGGAGTTACTATGGACAGAAGCGGGAGACCCTTGGCAATTCCTTGCGTGGTGCTTTGAATGGGCAACGCTACAGAACACGGGTAAGCTAGATACCTTCCTCCCAGTGAATATGGATGCCACCAATAACGGACTCCAGATTCTTTCTATGCTTACCCGTGACCCTTACGGGATGACTGCTACGAATGTGTTACCTACAGACACACCAGCGGACATCTACGGAGTGGTCGCAAAACAAGCGGAGGTAATCCTTAAAGCACAAGCAGCGGAGGGTGATGCTATCTCTAATGCTTGGGTAAACTTTGGTATCGACCGTAAGACAACCAAGAGACCCGTCATGTGTTACTCGTATGGTCTTACCGAATACAGTAATCGCTTGTATATCTCTGACTGGTATGAAGACCAGATACACGGAGAGGGACGCACAAGACCCTTCGATGAGAAGGAGAAGTACCTTGCCATCCACGTGCTCGCTAAAGCCGTCTGGAAGGGCATCGAGAGTGTCCTAGAGAAGCCTAAGGAATGTATGAAGTGGTTCCAAGATTGTGCCGCTATACTTACTGAGGCTGAACTACCTGTGTCTTGGGTAACTCCTAGTGGCTTCCCTGTTCACCAGCAGTACTTCAACTTCACCAGTAAGAACATCAAAACTTGGATTAGCGGAACAGCTACCCACATTCGTTTCCGTGAGAACGACGATAAGCTTTCCAAGGTACGCCAGCGTAACGGAGTGAGCCCTAACTTTGTTCACTCACTAGATGCTGCTGCTCTCCACAAGACAGTCATCAAAGCCAACAAAGAGGAGGGTATTTACGACTTTGCATTTATCCACGATAGCTACGGAACACACGCTACAGGATGTGAAGCTCTGAGTAAAAGTTTGCGAGATGTGTTTATTTCTACCTTTAGTGTTGACCTCCTTCGGGATTGGAAACATCAATTAGAACAGCAATCGGGATTAGAACTTCCTGAGCCGCCAGAATATGGCACTGCTGACATCTCCAAAATTAAAAATAGCACGTATTTCTTCAGTTAGCACTCCGCTAGCTGTCATGTAAAAACCACCGATAACAGGTAATAGTAAAACAAAATGAGTAAAGTAATAACAACACCAAAAGGTAAAGCAGTATGGCCACGCATCGACACACCAGACACCAAGTTTGATGAAGATGGCGTGTACTCTTGTAAGCTCCACGTAAGTGAAGGCGACTTCAAAGCTTTCGAGGCAATCGTAAAGCCTAAGCTTGATGCCGCTTACAAAGAAGAGTGCAGTCGCCAAGGCAAAGACAAGATCCGTATGGCAGCGTCTTCGCCTCTCCGTATTAACGACGAGGGTGACTACGAAATCTATGCGAAACAAAAGGCAAGGGTTCACACCAAGTCCAAGGGAACATTAGAGTTCTCTATCACAGCAGTAGACAGCCAAGGTAAGAAAATCGACATGCCTAAGATTGGTAGCGGTTCTACCTTAAAGATGGCAGTTGAGGTCAACACTTGGTTCGTTCCAAGTCAGGGCTTCGGATACACCCTGCGTCTCCGTGCAGTACAGGTACTCGACCTGATTGAGTACGGTGGCGGTGATAGCTCCTTCGGCTTTGGTGCTGAAGCAGACGGCTACGTAGGTAGCGGTGAATCCCTCAACGATGCATTCGAAGTAGCTGATGAAGCGGAAACGTCCAACGCGCCGTTCTAAGTTCCGTTCGAAGTTCGAAGAGACAGTAGCCTCCGCCTTAAATGCGGCGGGGGTTACCCACTCTTACGAGTCGATGAAACTGGATTACACGAAAGTCTGCAAGTACACGCCCGACTTCGTTTTAGACAATGGAATAATACTGGAGGTAAAGGGCTATTGGATAGCGTCAGACCGAACCAAACACCTGCGAGTAAGGGAAGCACACCCCGACCTCGACATCCGCTTTGTATTTCAACGAGCATCAAACACACTAAGCAAAAAGAGCAAGACCACCTACGGGGACTGGTGCGACAAACACGGGTTCCTGTGGTGCGAGAAAAAGCTCCCACACGAATGGACGATCTAGAGGCAGTAGCCACACACCAACCTTGCCCCGACTGCGGAAGCAGCGATGCACTCACACACAACTCTGACGGAAGCACTAAGTGCTATTCCTGCGGTATATTCACACCGAACAGAGACAAAACAAACACACCAACACAACACACAAAAATGGAAAATGTATCACCCTTAGGATTCGTAAACGGACAGTTCATGGACATCGCCCCACGTGGCATCAACAAGGACACGTGCGTAAAATATGGTTATCAAATCGGAGAACTTAACGGTAAGCCCTGTCACGTTGCCAACTATCGCAACCTAGATGGCACACAGGTAGCTCAGAAGTATCGCTTTGCAGACAAGAGCTTTCACTGTAATGGCTCTCCTAATTATTTCTTTGGTCAGAACTTGTGGCCTAATGGCGGTAAGAAGCTAGTCATCACTGAAGGTGAGATTGATTGTCTTACTGTTAGCCAGCTCCAAGGTAACAAGTGGCCCGTAGTATCCCTCCCCAGTGGTGCTCAGTCAGCCAAGACAATCTTTAAGAAGCAACTTGAATGGCTCTCCTCGTGGCAGGAGGTCGTTGTTATGTTTGATGAAGACAAGGCAGGACGTGAAGCCGCTGAGAGTGTAGCCCACATCCTTCCTGCTGGTACTTGTAAGATCGCTCGGTTGTCTATGAAAGACCCGAACGAGATGCTCCTAGCTAATAAAGGAGAAGAAGTTATCCAAGCTTTCTGGAACGCTAAGGTATGGCGTCCTGATGACATTGTAGATGGCACTGAGTTGTACGAGCGTCTCACTGTCCCCAAGGAAAATGATAGCATCCCTTATCCTTACTATGGACTTAACTCGCTCACTCACGGTCTACGTAAAGGTGAGATTGTTACCTTCTGCGCTGGTTCAGGCATCGGCAAGTCGGCTGTATGTAAAGAGATTGCTCTACACGTTCTCAAGACTACTGATCGTAAGCTTGGTTATATTGCCCTTGAGGAATCCATTGAGCGTACAGCTAACGGTATTATCGGTCTGGAGATGTCCAAGCCTCTACACCTAGAGCCATTCACTCCTGATGCTAAATACAACGACGCCTACAAGAAGACTGTCGGCTCTGGTCGCTTCTATCTGTATGACCATTGGGGTTCCCTAGACAGTGATAACCTACTTGGTCACATCCGCTATATGGCTAAGGCTATGGATGTAGACTACGTGGTTCTCGATCACCTCTCTATCATCGTATCTGGTATGGGTGATGGTGACGAGCGTCGTATGATCGACAACACAATGACCAAGCTACGTGCTCTTGTAGAGGAGACTAAGATTGGTGTGGTGCTTGTTAGCCACCTCAAGCGTCCTGAAGGTAAGGGACACGAGGAAGGCGCGGCAACATCCCTAGCACAACTCCGAGGCTCTGCTGCTATCGCTCAGTTGTCTGATATGTGCATTGGCTTAGAGCGTAACCAACAAGATGTAGAGAACCGTAACAGAACAACCCTGCGTGTGCTTAAGAACCGTTTCAGCGGTGAGACAGGTGTAGCTTGTAACCTGCTTTATGACAAAGAAACTTGCCGTCTCTCAGAGGACACTAACCCCCTCTTTGAGGACACCGAAGATGTGACATCAGGCTTCGGACACTAATCACACATAACCACCAACTATATGAACATAAAATTACTTAACGGAGACTGCTTAGAGCAGATGAAACAACTACCAGACAACAGCGTGGACAGTATCGTAACTGACCCACCCTACGGCATTAGCTTCATGGCTAAGAAATGGGACTATGACGTGCCAAGCGTCGAGGTCTGGAAAGAAGCCATGCGAGTGCTAAAGCCTGGAGGTCATGCGCTGATTGCTTGCGGAACACGGACACAGCACCGAATGGTTGTGAACATTGAGGACGCTGGCTTTGAAATTCGTGACGTGGTGAGCTGGATTTACGGGAGTGGATTTCCGAAAAGTCTGAATATCAGCAAAGCCATCGACAAGGCGGCAGGGGTAGAGCGTGAGGTGTTGGGAGTGGACGAAAGCCGCGCAAAGATTTTCGTCAATACAATGGAATCATCGAGCGCAACAGGAACGTGGCAAGCGGGCAAACGATGCGTGGAAATCACCGCCCCAGCCACCGAAGCCGCCAAGCAATGGGACGGCTGGGGAACTGCTCTAAAGCCAGCCTGTGAGTTCTTCACATTAGCCCGTAAGCCTCTCTCAGAAAAGACGGTGGCCGCTAATGTCCTCAAGTGGGGAACAGGTGGCATTAACATTGATGGGTGTCGGGTGGGGACGGAAGGGGCAACAAAGAAGGTGGACACGAATAAATGCCGCGAGTCGTTAGGTAAGTATGGGGATGGGTTGAATGGCGGCAAAGTCTCAAAGTTAAATATGGGCCGCTTCCCAGCCAACCTAATCCACGACGGGAGCCAGCAGGTTCTTGAGTTGTTCCCTGAGACTAATAAGGACTCCGCCGCCCGTTTCTTCTACTGCCCCAAGGCAAGCAAGAAGGATCGCGACGAGGGGCTTGATGGGTTTGAGGAGTCATGCGCACCGAAGCGTGGAGCAGAGAAGAGAATTACGGTTGGTGGAAGCAAGGATGTTGCTTTACCACGCCGCAACAATCATCCCACGGTGAAACCCACAGCTCTAATGGCCTATCTATGCCGCCTCATTACCCCACCACAAGGCGTTGTCCTAGACCCTTACATGGGGTCAGGTTCCACTGGTAAAGCCGCCATACGCGAAGGATTCAGCTTTGTAGGCATAGAGCTAGACCCAGACTACTACGAGATTGCCAAGGCTCGCATCGAGGCCGCTAAATAATAACACCAACCCAAGGAGTATATGAGTAAATGGATACAAGATTCATCATGGAAGCGAGGCCAAGGCGTAGAAGCCATGTTCGCTAAACTGTTAAACGAAAAAGCTATTGAAGCACGAGAGGCTGACCTAAAGGAGCAGTTCTCTCATGTGGATTACGTCTCTGACTTCGGTAAGATTGACGTGAAGGCTCGCAAGCGTGTTGCCCGTAAGGACAACGACGTACAAGATGATCTTGTATGGCTGGAGTTCAAGAACGTCCAAGGAAAGATTGGATGGCTCTACGGGAAAGCCGACTGGATTGCCTTTGAGCGTCTCCTCGACTTTGTTCTTGTTAAGCGCTCCGACCTAGCCCTCATGGGTGAGAAGTTATGTGATCTTGGAGATCGAGTGTCGGTAGGACGTGACGCTCTCTACAAGGGATACCAACGCAGTGGTCGCAAAGACCTCTTATCAATCGTGAAGATGTCAGACGTTCTGAAGTTGTATCATCAACTATGGACTAAAGACGTTGACACCACCGAACACTAACCATTGATTTAGATACACACATGAAAACAATACCAATAAAAGTAAGCATCAAGTCAGCTAGTCTTGACTGGAATCCAGTCTTCAACAGCCTCCAAGTGGGCGTCGATGATGAGGCTGCTGGTTCTTTCCTCGTCATATACGGAAATGACTCTCAAAACGACAGTTCTAAAATTTCCATCGACTGGGACGAATGGGACGATCTCGTAAAAGTTGTTCGTAAGTATCGTAACGAATGGGAGTGGAAATAATAAATATGAAAACAATAGCTTACTTCGACATTGAAACCAACGGCATTACAGACTGGTCAACTCTAAGTGACCTTAAAGATCTGCACTGCCTTGTAGTAATAGACCAACATGGTACTTGGGCTTATCGCTCTAACACCATCCAAGAAGGGCTCGCTCGTCTATCTGCTGCTGACCATATCGTAGGACACAACAGTATAGGCTTTGACGCTATCGCCCTTTGGAAGCTCTACGGCTACCGTCACGCTGGTGTGTTAGACTCAGCAGTGATTGCTCGTCTTATGTATCCTGACGTTCGTAGCGATGACTTCAAACGTAACGACTTCCCAAAACAACTCATTGGTTCCCACAGCTTAAAGGCTTGGGGTTATCGCATTGGTAACAACAAGAGTGACCACGGGGAAACTGAAGATTGGTCTACTTGGTCTCAAGAGATGGAAGACTATTGTGTGCAAGATGTGGAGGTCACTAAGTCTCTCTATGAGTTCTTTCTCAAGAAGGGATTAGGTGGCCTCCAGCAAGCGTGTGACCTAGAGCACGCCTTTGCTAAAGCTATCCGCGTCCAAGAGATGAACGGATTTCCTTTTGACGTTAAAGCAGCAGAAGAACTTACAGCTACTCTTATGGGTCGCCGCGCTGCTCTTGACGTAGAATTGCGTGAGTTATTCGCGCCTACTGAAGAAGTCACCAAGAGTAACTGGTGGCTCGCTCCCGATGGCACAAAGTCCCGCACCAAGAAAGCCTTGGTCGAGAAGGGCTTCAAGCCAAAGGAGATAACCAAGGGTGAGTCTGTTATAAAGACAATCCCATTCAACCCCAACAGTCGTGATCAGATAGCTGAGCGACTAATGGCTAATGGCTGGAAGCCTAGCTCCTATGAGGGCAAACGACCAGCAATCAACGAGGCGGTACTCAAGGACATCGGTACACCCCAATCCGAGAAACTCCTTGAGTACCTCCTCGTCACCAAGCGCCTAGGTCAAGTGGCTGAGGGTAAGCAAGCGTGGCTCAAGCTAGAGCGTAACGGACGTATCCACGGATCTGTGAATACCAACGGAGCTGTCTCTGGTCGATGCACTCACAGGAATCCTAATGTGGCTCAAGTGCCGTCTACTCGTGCTCCCTATGGTGGCGAGTGTCGCTCTTGCTTCACAGTTCCAGAAGGCAAGGTGCTTGTAGGTGCTGACGCTAGTGGCTTAGAGTTGCGCTGCCTTGCTCACTACCTCGCTCTGTTTGGTGACAAGGAATACGCTAAGACTATCCTTGAAGGTGACATCCACACAGCAAATCAGAAGGCTGCTGGGTTGCCTACCCGTGATGCCGCGAAAACATTTATCTACGCATTCTTGTATGGCGCAGGTGATGCCAAGATTGGTTCAATTGTTGGTGGTTCTGCCAAGCAAGGTAAAGCTCTCAAGGCTTCCTTTATGAAGAAGACGCCATCCATCAAGAAGCTCTATGACGCTGTGGCAAACGCTCTGGAAACCAAAGGTCTTCTCCGAGGTATCGATGGACGTCCGCTGCCTTGTCGTTCTTCACATTCTGCTGTGAATCTCCTGCTCCAGTCAGCAGGTGCCGTAGTAATGAAGCAAGCACTCATTGAGTTCGTAAGGATGGCAAAGCTACCCTACGAGATGCATGCCAATGTTCACGATGAGGTGCAATTCTCTTGTGACCCTAAGCACGCTGACGAACTCGGTAGGACGTTCTGTAACGCTCTAGGGAAAGCTGGAGAGGTTCTCAAGTTTAACTGCCCACTAGATGGAGAGTTCTCCGTCGGGGCAAATTGGAAAGAAACACACTAATACACACATGAAAGAAACAAAAGACAAA